AGTACTCTACATAATTAAGTAGTCTAAACTCTGTGTTTTTCATGTTTTCTTTTTTGATTGTTATTTGATTAATTTATTGGGTTAGATAAACGCAAGTTTATGGCGTGTATTTGTGAGTTAGCGGTTATTCTGAAAGAACGCCTCTGCAAATCCAGCAGAACACATCGAACGAATATCAGCATCACATTTTATTTTATCTTTTGCCCATTGCATTTCAGGTATTAAATCAACTGCTGATTTATGTAAAAAGGCAAGTGCTGGCTTTGGTCGACATGGTCTTATATAAATTTTATCGTTTTTAGGCACTTTGTTCCAATCAGTATATTTCTTTGTAGGTATATTAAATTCGCCCCATAAAGCCGTTTTCTTTGTCCAAGGGCTTCCATATTCCCAAGGCTGATAAATAAATTTTGGTTTGCCTAAAAACTCTTTTAATCTACCATTTGCAGGATTTTCAATTACCCACCATTTAGGTTTTGCTTCTTCGATTATTCTTAAACAGTGATTTACTAAAAACATTCCTTTTTCTAAATCGTTTTGTTTATGAAATCCGTTTGCAGTTGAAAATTCAGTACATACTGGGTTTGCTATTATCCCATAAACATTAGGTGGTGGGTTGTAGTTCTCAACTCCTATTTCTTCTCCTATCATTATTACTTCGTATTCATCAGATAATTGATAAAATAAACTATCACTGCCTAAATCAGCACATAAATGAAGTATAATCTTCGGAGAAGAACAACCGCTAACATCTGCTTTGAGCAATATGGGCTTTGGTTCTTGAAATAAAGATTGTTGCATATCAGTTAATATTGGTGTTTAATTAGAAAATTTGGATTATTTAATCCCATACTGCACAAAGCAAAAACGTTATGCGTAATGTTAAAACAGCGAACTACTCAAACGATTTACGCCTTTATCATAATATTCTTTTTCTAATTCTATTGCTATACATTGACGATTTAAACGCTTACAAGCATCGGCAGTTGAAAAACTACCTGCAAAGCAATCTAATACAATATCATCTTCTTTTGTATGTAGTTTAATCAATCGCTCAAGTAATTCAACAGGTTTTTCTGTTGGGTGCAATCTTTTTGAACTGCTTGGGCTTGGATAGTTAAAGGTTTTCTTTTGCTCATTAACTCCTAAATTATTGAAAGTTGCACCTTTACCACGAACATAAACCATAAATTCTAAATTACTTATGTGTTTGCCATTTCCAAAAGGAATAGGATTTGGCTTATCCCACACAAGCAAAGTAACTGAATACTTTTTTTGCTCCCAATAATTCATAATTTTAGAAACTTGTTTGTTTGAACAAAAGCAAACCATATTCATAACCTTGCTTACTCTTTCAATTTCAGTAAATACTTTTTCAATATCAAACCCTTTGCTTATAAAATCAATATGCAAATCGTTTAATTGTCTTTTCATTTCTTTACTTTGTCCTCCTCCGTGATTATCTAATTCGTAAGGTGGGTCAATACATACAAAATCTATACTTTTATCTTGTATCGTTGGCATATAATCTAAACTATCAGCATTAACCAAAACACTACGCATAACACGGGTTTGGCAAAATGGCTGTTCAGTAATTCTATCAATCATTTGTTTTAAATTTAAAGTTTAGTAATTCTATTTAGCATTCGGTTCAGCCACTTCGCCAAGCCCGAAAACGTTAGCGGTAATGCTAAAAACCGCATCTACGACAAGCAATCTCATAATAATTAGCTTCCCTTTCAATTCCGATAAATTTTCTGTTCAGTTCTTTGGATGCTAAACAAGTCGTTCCGTTATTTAATATAATGAGCATATATCTTTTTAATCCATTCTCTAAATTCACTATCGCTCATTGTGTTTTTAGCTGTATTACAATGTTTGCAACAAGGAACTATATTTCCTTCAATATATCCAATATTAGAGTTTATTCTATCTATTCCGTTTACCAAAATAAAGTCATCGCTAATAAGAGTTTTATCTTTATTCTTTTTTCTATCACATATTTTTGATATAGGTTCAGTATTGCAATAGTAACAATTAGTTAGAGATGTTTTAGTAAATAATTCAAATCCTATACAATCTATCCACCCCTTCATCTTACTTCTCTTCTCAATAGTGCTTTTATAAAGTTGAATTAAAATTTGTTGTTTTCTGTTTTTATTAAATGTTTTTGGAATATATGCTTTTTTTAAACATCCACAACTTTTACTCTTACCTCCTCTCAAACTATCTCCACTTGTTTCATGTAAATTACCACATTCGCACTTGCAAAGATACCTTGTTTTAGATTTATTATTACTGTCAATTAACTCTAAAACAGTTAATTTACCATATTTATTTCCGATAATGTTTTTAATATTTGCCATAGTAGATTATATTATAATCACAAATATACATATATTATCGTAAATAACCAAATTCTTTTAGTCTGTTTACCGCAATTTTGAAATAATCATCATCTTTTTCTATTCCTATGAAACGTCTATTTAAAATTGCTGATGCTAATGGACAAGTTCCACTTCCCATTGTGTTGTCTAAAACCATATCGTTTTCGTTTGAATATGTAGATATAAGATATTTCATAAGTTCCAAAGGCTTTTGTGTAGGGTGTAGTCCTCTTTTTTCAGCTCTTGAACTATACTCAATAATTGTTTCAGGATATTTGTGCGTATAAACCTTACCAACATAATCAGCCCTGCCTAATCCACTTATGCCACCATACATTTCTGCACCTGAGTTTTTGCCCTTTTTTATTGGCTTATCCCTTAAAATCATTTGTGGGTAATACTTTGGCTTTATACCGAACACTAAAACGCTTTCGTGTATCTTTTGTGGGTGTGTTTTTGCTTGCGCATAATTAGCTGCAAATCGTTTATTCCAAATTAATTCGTGATGAAACATTTCGTAATTACTACTTATCAACTTTGTAGTAAAAGGCTGTGATGCGGTTAATATTATAGCTCCATTAACTTTAATTATTCGCTTGTATTGTTTCCAAAGCGAATCCAAGTCAATAATACTATCCCATTTACAAGCGGTTGTTCCATAAGGCAAATCAGCCAAAATAAGTTGAACCGATTTATCAGGAATAAGAGGCATAATATCCAAACAATCGCCTAAAAATAAAGCACTACCGCTAATATCGGCTATATGCAATAGCGGGCTCGGTGCGTTTTTTAACATTTGTTCTACTATCATCATTTATCTGTTATTTTAAATTTTGTGTTTCAAATCCGCTACTGAACATAACCGTAGCCGTTATATACCTAAAAATTTGGTTAGTCTTGTTAATCCGACATCAAAATCCATAGACAACTCAACGGCTAATTCTATGGGCGTCCCATTGTAGGTATGCTTTCGTCTATGAAATTCACAGCAAGCGTTAAAATACTCGTCCGACTTGTATTCAAGTTCAGAACCGACAAATATAAATGTGCCGTGAGGTGATGTTTTGGGGTGATGTGTGCTTGGTATGTTACCAGCAACAATACGACGTTGTACGGTACGGATACAAACATTTGGATAATATTTTTCTCGGTACTCTTTTAATGTGTAAAACATAGGCGGTGTCAGTTTTGCGACAAAGGTGGTTATAAAATTACATAAAAACAAATAAATAACATTATTTTTGGGTGAATTAATTAAAATAAATATGGCAATAATTGAAATTAAAGGAATAATCGGTGTTGATTATACATTTTCGCAGTTTCTAACTGACTATTCAAAGGCTGGTGATGAGCAAATAGAGCTTGTGATTGATTCGTTGGGTGGTGATGTTACAGATGGCGAGCTAATTTCTGAATTTACAAACTCGCATTCTGACCGTTTTTCTATGGTTCGTAATTCTGGAAACGTGATGAGTATTGCGTCGTCTATATTTTTAGCATTACCACGTGAGAAACGCTTCTTTAATTCGGAACTTGGAAAGTTTTTAATCCACAACCCTTATGTTGACCCTGTAAGTTTTAAAGATATTGACACGACTGCCGATGGTTTATCGACCGTTTCAGAGGCATTAAAAGAATCTGAAAATAAAATGGCTAAATTCTATTCAAATCAAACAGGGGCAGATTTAGAAGTAATAAAAAATCTAATGGCTATAAATGAGCCTTTGACAACTGAACAAATTAAAGCCATAAATGTGGCTACAATCATAACCGCACCAACATTGAAGGCGGTTGCATTTTTTAATCCTAATAATAACAGTAAAATGAATCAACAAGAAATTGAAAATTTGATTGACAAAAAGAATGTGTCTATTATGGACACCTTCAAAGCGTGGTTTAAAAAGACCACTAAATTTGTGGCTATGTTTGTCACCGATGCAAACGGAGTGCAAATTGAGTTCCCCGATGTTGCCGATGGCGTAGAGCCAGAAGTTGGCGACGTTGCAAAAAGTGCCGATGGCACAGAGTTAAACGGCGAAGTAGTTATGGCTACTGGAGAAACTTACGTATTTGAGGCAAACGTTTTAACAGAAAAACGACCTAAAGCAGAACCAGAACCAGAACCAGAACCTACCGAGTTGGAGGCAATGAAAGCAAAGATTGAATCTTTAGAAGCCGAATTGACGAAATCAAAAGCAGAGGCTACAAGTTTCAAAGCACAGCTAAAATCTGTTCAAACTGAAAAGGTAAAAATCAAAGCTCAAGAAGAAAAAACAGACGAAAAACAAGCGAGAAAATTAACTGATTATTGTAAATAAATTAAAAACTAAAAAAACATGGCACAAGTACCAAACATTGAAAATTTAACAGTAAACCCTGTAGAGGTTGCTGATTTGAGAGAGGTTATCGCAGCAGCGGTTTACCAATCTCCAGACTTTTTGAAATTCCACGAAGTAGTAGATGGAATGGATAAAAAAACACAAATCTTGTTAGACGATTCAGCTGGTAAAGCTGGTTGGAAAGCAACAGGATGCGCTCCTATCGCTTCTGGCGGTATGGATATTAAATTGGCTCAATTATATTGGGAAACACAAATTATCGAGGATACACTCGAATTTTGTCAAGCAGAATTGAATGCTAATTTTAAACCGTTGGTAAACAAAAACGCTAAAGACCGTTTCGGTGCTTTAGAGGAACAAGAAGCTATCAACGTCTTCGTTAAAGCAAAAGTAGAAGAATATTTGAAAGCTGCTTTGGAACGTTTAATCTGGTTAGGCAATACAGCTGCTGAAAACTTGGCAGATGGTGGTAACGTCGTAGATACTGTAAATGTTAAATTTTACACAGCTATTGATGGTATCTGGGCGCAAGCAATGGCGTCAGTAACAGCTGGTAAAACTCCACACTTGAACGTTACACGTAACGAACAACTTACAAAAGCGTTGCAGTTGGCTTTAACAGATGCCGAAGCATTTGCAATTGTAAAAGGTGTGTATGATAACGCATCGCCAATTTTGAAAAGTGATCCTAACGCTTACATTCGTGTAACTCCAGCTGTTTATCACGGTTATAAAAATTATATCACATCTGGCGAGTTTGCCAATGGTGGTTTCTCTGAAAAAGTGATTAATGGTTTGTCAACAGTAGCTTATCAAGGCGTTCCAGTGTTTACCTCTTTATTGGAGTCAAAATACATCTTGGAAGACTTTGTTGTTAGCAATGGTGGTTCTCCAGAAGTATTAACTTATGACTTCCCACACCGTGCAATTATGGCATCGCCATCTTTGACTCCAGTTGCAACGATTAATCAAGATGACTTCGGAACGCTCGAACAATTTTATGTTCAAAAAGAACGTAAATCTTATGTGCGTTTTGACTTTGCAATTGATGCAAAAGTAGTTCGTCCTGACTTGATTTCTGTAGCTTACTAATTACTTGGGGGAGCGTAAAAACTCCCCCTTTAATAAACCAACAAAATGAAGTGTACTTTTTTAACACAAGATATTGTATGTAATAGGTCAATCAAAGGAATCGAACCTATTGCGTATATTTTGCCGTTTGAAGGTTTAAATGTTGTAGTTGACGATGTAACGGGTGAGGCTAAACTCATTTATAACACTAATCAATCAACATTCTCTACAATTCAGGCTACAAAGTTCGCTCTAAATGCTGGTTCATCTGTTGTAAGTTCAGAGGTTAAAGAGAACGGATTTAAACATACATTTACTGCAATACTCGCACAGGTTGCAAATGGTGACCTTGACAAAATGGATGGAGTCGCCGTAATCGTTAAATACCTTTCTGGTGGTTATGCTATTTTAGGAGCTGAAAATGGGTTATATAAAACGGCTCAATCAAGAATGGTAAACGAAGAAAGCGGATTGGTAACGGTTACCTATGAAACTCGTGAAGGTATGGAAGAAATGTTATCGGAACGTGTTTTGAATGTTCAAAATATCGATGGTAGTATTTTTGTTAATATGGAAGCGATTACAGGGCTTGTGGTCAATAGTGATGAAAGCGTTGTGATGGCTACCGATTCAACAAAGAAATGCTTGTATTATAACACGGTTACTGGAGAGACAATCAATAGTACATCTGGAGCAATTTCTGACACGGCAGATGGACTGGCGAGGTGGTTTTATTTTTTGAAAAAAACGCAGCAGTCAGCATCGCAGGTTCTGATTTTGGCAGTCAATTTAAAACCATTACAACAGGTTCTGTTAGTGTTGAGAATGCACAGTGTTACATCGCTTTCGGCAAAAAACTCAACGTCGATTGATGCTGAAGGTGCAAGTTTAACAGCCGCTTCTATTGCAATACTTTTGTCGGAGCTTGTATCTGTAGGTAATGTTGATGGCACTTTGATATTGATTGGTGGTACTAATGCTGCAATAGGCACTTGGGCTGCGCAAGCGGTAACGGATAAAAATACTTTGGTAACTCGTGGATGGACGGTAACTTATAACTCATAACTTATGGTAATCGAATATCTTTACAAAGGCGAACTGGTTGTTTTAGAAATAGAACAAATGACAACAGCCGACAAGGCAAAACTAAAGAAGGAAAAACCCTCTTTATTCAATAAATTTTTTAAAATTAAAAACAAATAAATATGGCTTGTAACACATTATTAACAGCTGACATTCTAAACAGCTGCACAACACTACCCGTAAAGGGTTTAAAGGCGAAAGCATGGGCTTTCAATCGAAGTGAGGTTACTTTGACATTCACGGATAATAAGGTTACTGCTATCGCTTTGGCGAGTGGCAAAACCTCTTTTACTGTTGAAGGGTTCAAAGATTTCATGAATGCTGGTCACGAAGCGGTTATTGCGGAGGATAAACCAACATCGTACAAACACAAATGGACGTTAAACACTTATGCAGCCACATCGGCTGAAAAGAAAAACATCGACAAGGCAGACGATTTAATCGTAATCGTTGAGCGTAACGGTGCTAAAAATGAAACGTCGTTTATTGTGTTGGGTGCAAATAACGGTATTTGGAAAACTGCTCAATCGGCAATGGCAAACGATAATAGCGGTGTTTCTGCTATTGAATTTGCTACACGTGATGATCAAGGCGAAGAATATTCAGAATACGTATTCTGGAGTTCTGCATACGCTACCACATTAGCCGCTTTAGTAGCTACTGAAACGGTTTAATATTAAATCAAAGCCCTATCTATGTTTATAGGTGGGGCTTTTTATTTTTTTTACTATGTTACCAACAATCGAGGAAGTTTTAAAGAAGTCCGACCGTGAAATACTAGAAGACAAATCAGGTATTTTAATGGTTGTTGTTGCTCGTGTCTTTCGTGAGATTACAAACTCACAGGCGATGCCTTGCACGATGCAATACAAGAACTATCTTCGCACTGTTAGGTTGAAATATAGTCAGCAAGCGCAGGACTATTTCTATTTTGAGGGTGTCACATACAAAGGGGCTGATGTTAGCGATGCGTTAAAGGCTAAAATTAAGCAATACAACCCTATTTTATTCAATAATTTATCTAAAAAATTTAATTGGTTATGAAAATATACTTTGAAGGTGTCTATACCGTTGTCGAAAAGATGACAGAAAAGCAAAAAAATGAACTTCGTAGGTTGCAACCGCAAAAATATATCACTATCTTTGGCGATGAGAAGCCTGAACCTATTTTAGTTTCTGTTAAAAAGGTCAGCACGGTAGTAAAAAAAGCTACAAAAACAAAAAATAAAAGGAAATGAAACTATCATTAGCCGAAATAATCAAAAGAAATGTTGTAAAACTTGATAAAGAGAAAGGTATTTACAACAATGGAATTGACAACTCGTATCCACAAAGAGTGGAGCGTTTGATTAATAACTCCGTAACCGCAAAATGCGCAGCTGATAAGCTAAAATCTTTTATTATTGGTGATGGTTTTGCCGATGAATCACTTAATAGTGTTGTTGTTAGCTCTAACGAATTAGGCGATGTGACACTTTACAAGTTACTTTCACAGATTGCTCACGATATTAGCCGACAAAAAGCAGCAGCGGTTCAGGTTGGTTATAATGCTTTAGCTGAAAAAACGAGCATCGAATTTGTACCGTACAAGTATTGTCGTTATGGTAAAAAAGATAGTAACGATTATAGCGGATTTATACACGTGTACGATAACTGGGAGAAGTCGGCGGACATGAAATACAACCTAAAAGATGTAGAAAAAATTAACGCTTACAACCCACTACAAAACGTCGTACAAAGCCAATTTGAGAAATATGGTCGTAATTACAAAGGACAACTATCTGTACTTCGTTTAGACGACGAGATGGTATATCCTTTGAGCTTCATTGATACGGTAATTGAAGACGCTGATACTGAAAGCCAAATCAAACTATTCAAAAATACGGAATTACGCAAAGG